GAGGGCAGCGAGATTGAGGAGCGGGTAGCAAAATCGATTGAGGCGAAGCTCGATTGCCTGTCTGAACTTAACGACTCAGATTTACACGTTGCCTTGACTGAGTAATTACTCTGAAAAAGCGCTTGCACGGGCGGATTCGCCGGTGTAGGTTGGGGGATGGATATCCCATCAAAACTAATACTGAAGGCTGACCAGGAATTCGTCTTTCACCTCACCTTTGAAGAGCACGAGAGGTTTCGCTCTCACGCTCTCAAGACGCGCGGTGCGGTTCTCAACAAATGGGCGACAGCGTTCGCGCCCTCCTACGAAATACGCCGAGACGCCGCGCGCGCCACGGTGAAGAAACGTTGCTGCGAGTTCGTTGCGATGGGGCTGTTCACAGACTTCGACAAGCCGGAGTCTGACCGTCGCGAGTCTTGCGAATTAATGAAATTAGCCTTTGACAAGTTCGGGAACCCGAACGATGATCGATTCACAACCAACTAATATGAAATTACCAATCTCATCAACCGAAAAGAAGTTGCGCCGCGAGGTGCTGAAACTGCAATTCATCACGGGATTATCTCTATTCCTTACGTTTCTGATTTTGATCCTGTGGATCGTGTCAGAAATAAAAAAAGCTCGATTCCAGATCGAGTTTCAATCCCAGCCACAAACCCAGCCAATGCCACAGCCACAAACCCAGCCAATGCCACAGCCACAGCCACAGCCACAGCCACAGCCACAACGAGAGCCTGACGCCGCTCTCTTCCCCCAGGACTCCAACGAACTCCCCCAGTGGGAGCCTGCGCCAACCCCGGAAGCGCCGACCTATCTCGGCAAGACTATGCCCGACAGCGTTTGGGAGGCAATCACAACCCTGACACACAGGCAAGACTGGCCATGGTACGCAGCACTAGCATGGCAGGAATCGACATGGGATCCGACCTGCTATCACTACGACAACGACAACGGCTACGCTCACGGCTTGTACTGCCTTCACTCGTACTGGCGGAAAGAGGACGTCGATTGGATGAAGTCTCAACCCGGTGGCTGGAAGTGTCCGCAAAACAACCTGCGAGCGTTAGTGCGATGCCTCGAAGCTCACGACAAATATTACAAGCCCGCCGATTGGTATGAGACAGCTTCTCACTACAATGGGGGATCTCGCGGAAACCGATCCTATGCAGACAGCGTTCAAAAGCACGCGGAAGCGCTCGAAAAGATAATTGGCTAACGTGTTGACAAACCGAGATAACTACAATACAATAACATTATGGATTATATGACTCTACTGGACATCGCTCCAGAATACCAACTGACGTGCCCAGCTTGCGGACCCGTCAGTGATACCGCCGCCGATATCATCGATATCGAGCGGGTCGAAGGTCGTGACCTCTTCCGATTCGAGTGCCTGCTATGTGCAGAGACTGCAGAATCATTTATTGATCTTAACTAACCGAATCGATGGACGTTAACCACTCCGAGAGAGACCACGCCCTACACTCGCCGTCGGGGATGAAAAACCGGCGGTTGTGCCCCTCATTCAAACAGAGAGATGACGGTGGCGAGAATGCCGCCGCCACTGAAGGCACCGCGTGCCACGAAGCCGTGGAGCAAGGCGACGCCGGTCTTGCGCCCGAAGGTTGCGAATACCTCGTGGCTAAAGCGTTGGATTTCTACTCAATGCTTGGGGAACGATACCCAGGCGCTGAGTGGTTACCAGAAGAGCGCGTATACACCCACGAAGCGACCTGCTGGGGAACTGGTGACCTGTTAGGCTACGACCCAGCCACAAGCACAATCATAGTCGCTGACCTAAAATTCGGCAGGAACTACGTCGATCCCGCAGGCGAAAACGACCAACTAGAGTGCTATGCAGTCGGAGCATGGAACAAATACCCAGGCGCTGATAACTGCGATGTGTGGCTCTATAATCCACGCCGCAACGAGACATCAGATCACCGATACACGTCGAGCGACCTGCAAGACCTGCAAGACAAAATCACAAACACAATCACAAACGCCGTCGAAAACGACGGCAAAATCACAAACGCTAACCAATCATGTGGCCTGTGTGCTCATGCTGCAACCTGCCCCGCTGCCAAAACCATGCTAATCGAACCAGTCACCTCAACATCAGTCGCCTTACCCGATCAGATGGACGCCAGTCTGATGACTGCAACCGAACTCACCGCCGCTCTCGAAGCTGAAAAAACTATCGTCAAAGTAGTCGAGCAGTGGTCCAAAGCTCTCAAAGCCGAAGCGCGGGAGCGACTGGAGACCGGTGGAGAGATTGAGGGATGGTCGATGAAGACTCGAAAAGCACGAGTCATCGTTGAAGAACCTGACGAGGTTCTGACGGTTGCTCGCGAGTCTGGAGTGTCTGAAGAACAGATTGAGAAAGCCGTTGCTGTAGACGTTGGCTTACTCAGGAAAGCCGTGTATGCTAACGCTGATAAAGGCGACAAGAAGAAAGCAGAAGAAGCGTTTTTATCCACGTGCAAATCTGAAGGTTTTCTGACTCAAGGTTCCTACGACTACCTTGCCAAAGAAAAGTAACAATAAAAACTTGCATAATCATCTATCTAGATTATACTACCAATCTCGACACGACAACCGTGTCAGAAACAAACCAAAACAAAATAAAAATAATAATATGAACGAATTCGACCAACTCACCAACACCACCGACACTGCCATCACCGCCGCCAATGACCTCGGCGATGTCTTTGAGGGAGATTTTAATGATGCCGATCTCCGTCCGATGCAACTGACTATCGGTCACGCGCTTTCCAAAAGCGTGAAAGCAAACCCAGCCCTGTTGGGATCGTGGGTGCTTGATGGAATCGGAGCAGGGAAGGAAATCAAGGTTTCCTTTACCAACATTGGCCAAAGCTACGAGGAAGATTGCGAGCTAGGAAAAGGATCGACGGGCGGCCGTATGTTCGATACCCGTGAAGAAGTCGTAAAGCTTGGGTTGCGCGCTCGCCCTGTCGCCTTCCTTAGTCTTTACGTCCAGAGCGAGGAGCTTGGTGACACTGATGTTGATGGCATCGGATCAGTTGCCCGTGCAACTTGGGTAGTTCGCAAGTCCGCCTATCAAGCAATCGTTGTACCTCTCCGCCGTTGGGCGAAGAAAAACAACGGTTCAGGCAAGGCGGTTAGCGGCCAATGCGTCACGATCGCAGTTAAAGAGATCCAATCGACCAACGGGTCTTATCTTGTCCCTGAGATCCAAGGTTTCGAAGATCTTGGCGAAGAAGCTGCGAAGTTCATGCAGGTCAACGCCTAACCTCACCACCACATAACCCAAACAATCGGGCGACTGTCTTAATGGCAGTCGCCCTTTTGGGTGTGAATATTAATATTGAAATAAACCCGAGAGCGCTGCGCGATGCAGCGTCACTCGTTAAGATGAGACTAGAGAGTGAGTCACTCACCCACAACGAAGTGTCTGCAATCCTCGAAGGGATGGTCAGAAATTACCTCTTACCAATCGCTGGAATCACCGTAGTCGATACACCACGAGCAGCACACACGAACCCACCATCAGCTCCAATCAAACAATGAATTTCCCCCTCAATCTCTCAAATGACCACGCTTGGCGTTGGGTTGCCGATGATGAAGACTCCCGGTTCGACGTGTGTGGCTCTAAGAAAGTCGAGCGCTCATCCACCGACGTAGATGAAATCGCTATGCGATCAGATGGAACTTACGACGTCACTGTAGAGTTCTCCGGATCCCGTGTCGTTCGCAGTGAGCCGCTGACGTCTCAGGATGAAGCCGAGGAACTGCTCCAAGAAATAACAGACAACCCGCCAGCATACTTAGACGACGAAGCTGAGAATGGCCCGTCGTGCGATTAAAAAGAAAACAACTAATTAAAAAGTAAATAATATGAGTGAAAAACCAGTTTACGCCTTGGACTTCGAGACTACCTATTCAGACGAATTGTCCGTATCCACGCAAGGGATTAAAAACTATGCCCGCGCCACTGAGACTTTCTTGATTTCAGTCGTCGGATCAGATGGGTTCGAGTATGTTGGCCCCCCAGAAGATTTTGACTTTACTATGCTAAATGATTGCATCGTATGCGCGCATAATGCGTCTTTTGACGCTGGAATTCTTCGCTATTCTCTCGGGTTTGATGATTCGCGATATATCTGGAAAGATACCGCCGCGCTATCCACGTACTTACAATGCGGCAGGAGCCTGAAAAACGCGTCTCACCACATGCTAGATAAAGAGATTTCAAAACAAGCACGTGACGCATTCAAAGGGTTCGATCGCGCGAAACTCGAAGAAAAAGATCTGTTTGGTGAGTCGATGGCTACTCTCACCTACGACTACTGCTTGTGGGATTCTAAACTCTCGTTAGAGATATGGCTGAAATACTCCCATTTGTGGCCTGAGTCCGAACAAGAAATTTCTCGCCTGAATTGGGAGTGTGGCCATCGCGGGATTAGTGTTGACGTTCCCCTTCTCGATAAGTTCATCAAGAAACTGGAGGAAGTCATGAAAGATTCAGAAGCGTTGATCCCGTGGAGAGACCAAGGCGTTCTGTCTGCAACTGCTCGTGATCAGTATCTCACCCAAGAATTGAAACTATCTCGCCGCGAACTACCATCATCGTTTGCCGCCGACGACGACGAATTCATTCAGTTTTGTGAACTCCATCAAGTCGAGGCTCTCGACAATCTGAAACTATATCACCGCGCGAACACCGCTCTGAAGAAATACAAAGCCATAAAGAACCGGATTGATCCCGAGACTGGTCGGATGCCCGTCGAGTTATTGTACGGTGGCGCGCCTCACACTATGCGTTTTGCTGGTGCGTATGGCGTCAATATGCAAAATCTACCACGTGATGAATTCGCGGGAACCAACATGAGAAACATCTTTACCGCCGCGCCTGGGAAGAAAATGATCATTGCCGACTACTCTGCAATAGAAGGCGTCGTGTTGTCCACGATAGTCGGGAGCACGAAAGCACTCGACCTTTTCCGTGCAGGTCGAGACTATTATGAGTGTCAAGCTGTAGCTGCCGGGCTGTATGACGAAAATAAGGGCCCACTCAAAGAAGTCGATCCTAAACTCAGATACAGAATGAAAGTCCAGTCACTAGGTTGCCAGTATCGGATGGGTGGAAACCGCCTCGGTGACATGATCAATGACAACCGCCTTGGAAAAGAACTCGTTACACTATTCCGAGAGTCTAACCCAAACATTGTCAGATTGTGGTCAAAACTTGAAGACGCGATGAGGAGCGGTTTAGATGTCGGATTCTGGGAAATGCCACTCCCAAGCGGGAGGCGGATCCGGTACACGAACATTCACGAACGAGATGGCAAATATGGTAAAGAACTGCTATGCCAAACATCCAAAGATAAGAACGTAAGACCGATTCACGGCGGACTCCTGGTAGAAAACATGGTCCAAGGAATTGCCCGAGACGTGCTCACCGATGCAATGTTGAAACTAGGAAAGCATGATGGCAAATCGTTCAACATCCTGCTACACATCCACGATGAAATCGTATTCGAAGCTGATGAAGCTATCGCCGAAGCTGTCGCCGACGAGATCAAGGCGGTGATGGAAACGTCACCCCAGTGGTTGCCCGCTTTGCCTCTGCGAGTAGACCCATCCATTACTGATCGTTTTGAAAAGTAACAACTAAAAACTAAAAAACTGAAAAAAAAATAGATGAACAATAGAATAGAAGACAAGACTTTAGCCGAAGCAAACGAATTGATTGCCGGAGATCGACATAACGACTACGGTCCAGCAACTGAGAATTTTAAGAGAACCGCCGATTTGCTCAATGCGTTTTTATCCAATAAACTCTCAGCGAAACTCACAGAATCAGACGTCGCTCAGATTATGATATTAGTGAAAATTGCCAGAAACGCATGTGCTGCGAAGCGAGACAGTTTCGTTGATATCGCCGCATACGCCGCTCTTGCAGAGCAGTGTAGAGTCCACTTCGCGCAAGGTTCTGGAAATGAGTGAATCACAAATTCATTTCTTTGGCGTTTACAGAAACGCCTATTCAAAGAACTGGAAGGCGTCGATCTCAATAAATAAAAAAGTGAGACACTTAGGTTACTTCGTAGACTTCGAAGAAGCTTGCGCTGCGCGTATCAAGGCTGAGTTGAAACATCCAGAGACGACTCCGCATCGCGAGGGTGAGGAACTCGAACTCTACGAGATTCTTAAGTCAAAGATATGAAATCGAAACCCCTACCAACCCTGTCGAGACTGAATGAATTGTTCACACTCGATCACGAGACGGGTGAACTAATCAGGAAAGTGAGGCGGCAGCGCGTCAAAGTCGGCGCTTGGGGTCGTTCCCGAGTGGCGGTTAAACAGTAAGCGAGTCTGTAACTGACTTTCGTCAACGTCAGGCTCATAGGACATCGACGCCCGGAAGTTAACCGCCGAGTGAGTGTCCAGACCTTCCAAATTCAGGACGATGGGATCACCTGCCGCACCCGAACCTGAAACGCCAGTGGCGTCAGCCAGCTTCATCGACGTTGGTCGGTTGTCGAACGTCCCCGCCGCGTCAACAGTGAACTGCGCATCTACCCAAGTATCTACGTTCGTGTCGTCAATCTCAGTCTCAGTCGCTGACCCGGCAAAATAGAATGGAGTCAATAAACCCATATATCCTTGAACATCACTGACGTCAGTGCTCGCGCCTGCTGTCGGAGACCCCAACCTCGCTGCTGGCGAAGCCAAGCTAACCGCACGATCGGCAGAGTCAGAGTCTAAGGTCGTGACCGTGACTGTGGCCGTGCTCCCGTGTGCGATCACGTCTGCGCCTAGGGCTGCGATCCCGCCTGTGACTACGATCGATTTACCAGCTTCGATTGCGATGCCGCCGACTGAACTGAGTGTGTCCGAATCTGGACCCACTCGTCGCTCTAGGTCCAGGTCGCGGAATCCAACCGAAATCGGCTGATCTGTGTAAATATAGACTGAATCCCGCTTCGCTTTGAGGCTAGGTCCGAATAATTCGGAAACTGAAGAAGTGACTGTGTGCTTGCTGATCATAATTTTTTACCCTACGAATGAGATTGTTGAGTCGTTTGTCGTGGCCGTGGTCGCGACTGAGACCGAGCCAGTGGCAGCGATCGCGTCGATTTTCGCAGCTGCAGCTGAACCCGAGATTGTGAATGGTTCACCGGCTGAGACTAGGACTCCAACACCGACTTCGATTGGGGCAGAGACTCCGACTGTGTCTGGGTCTTCAATGCCCAGCCAAATGTCTTCCGACGGGTTGAGATATATAGTTGATCGCAAGCCCGAGGGATCTGCGCTGAACAAATTTGTGGATGTATCGGCCACGGTTTTTACTTTGTGCATACTTAAGGAAGCTTGTCAAACATGATAAAAATCGGTTGACATGCTTGAAATCTGGTGTAAACTGCTCACTATGAAGATTCTATTCACAACATTCGCCACCCCATCTGACTTCGACTGCCTAGAAAGTTCAGATAATTCTCTAATTTCTTTAGGGTTCGATCACACCTCTGATCGAGTCATCGTTGTCGAGTCCCACGAAGAAGCTGCCGAATATCGCGGACGGTTTCGAACTCAGGTTTCGGGCTTCGCGCGCGGAGCGACTCTAGATGGTATCGCTTGCGTGATGGGGATGATCGAAACTTGGAAAGATATTTTAGCACGCAACCCTTCCGTGACACACATCGCTAAAATGGACGCCGACGTCTTGCTCAATGGCACGAAATTCGTCGATGTCCTATCAACTGGGAATTTCGATCACGTTGGACATCTGCGAGAACTGACTATCCGCGTCGATGGAACTGACGAAATACGATCGCAGCTCTCATATGCGTGCGGTTCATTCTACATCTTGTCTCGCGAGATAATCGAAGCCATGCCATCTGGCGAGGCGCTGCGCGTGAGACTGTCGGGCATTGATGATGGCCTGACTGGCCATCTGTCGATGAAGCGCATTTCTGCGCCGTCTTGGCCGGAAGACGAAACGATTTCCTCACTGACTCGCGAATTAGGTGCAAGGATCGCTTGGGAAGGTGATCACTGCCCGTTTGGGATATGGACGAGTTGGAGACACATGCCGCATCAGTCTGGTGAGTTTTCAATTGGCGAAGCTGCACGATGCAAATCCTTCGACGCCATCGACTTCGGGCGCACTGCGACAATCGCCAGCGAGGCATTCCCCACGCGCGAATCTCGACGTGCAGTCACTGAGAAAATAATGGTTACGTTCCTTGGCCATAACGAACGTATGAATTACAACAAGTCTAAATGAACAAAGGAAAAGCAAGATCCCTACCGCCACTGTCGAGACTGAATGAACTGTTCAGTCTCGACCACGAGACCGGTGAACTGACGTGGAAAGTGAGGCGTCGGGGAGTCAAAGTCGGCGCACGTGCAGGTTCATTCAACAAGTCAAACGGATACCGCAATCTTATGATTGATGGCGTTAACTACAGAGAACACCGTGTAATTTACTACATGGCAACCGGTCACGATCCTGGGAGTCTGCACATAGACCACATCGACACTGACCGGGCGAACAACCGACCAAGCAACCTGCAACTAGTGACGAATCAAGTGAATACGCAAGCGCAGACAGTGAGTAAATACAATACGAGTGGATTCACTGGCGTCTCGTTCTACAAACAAACCGACAAGTGGCAAGCGCTAATCAAAATAGACGGGAAGAAGAAACACCTAGGTTTGTTCGTAAACTTCGACGACGCCTGCACTGCACGAATCAAAGCAGAACTTCAGTTCTTTACAATCCAACCACGGCGGGAAGGTAAGCAACTTGAACTATACAACCGTCTCAGTCTCAGGCCCAGTCCCAGCCATAGCCCCAGTCCCTGACCCAGTCTCAATCCGGGTCGGGGATTCTTTCGTTAAGGTGCTACCCAAGCAAAACCTGTCGTCGTCGCGGTCAAAACATAAGGATGACCGGAAGTTGGGGGATCGGGGAAGTCGTTAACCACCTTCAAGCCGTTGGCTGAAACGGTTAGCATGTTATTTGAGATAGTGTCATCGACCTTTAGCACGCCAGACAATACGCCAGCCGTCACGGTTAAATCGAGAGTGCTCGTGTCAGCAACTCCGATCACTGCCGATGTCCACGATCCATCAGCTTTCAGAACCTTGTTCGATAACTGTTCAGAGAAAGTGGGGCCGGGAACCAATCCATCTGCATTCGTACCAAACTCATCGTAGGTAGTATTGGGTGGCACCGTGTAACTACCAGCACCATTGTAGAATTTGCTAGAATCGTTTGGTCTGGGTGGGATCAGACCTCGATTATTACCATCGTGCAACGGAATCGTGAAACCAGAACCACCGTCGATGGTGACTGCGCCAGTCGATGAAGAATAATTCACATTCTGTTTCGTTTCGGCCGCCCAAGTTTTATCAGCACGCAGAAACTTGTTGGCTGCGACGTCGGCAGCTGACGGACCAGGAACCAAACCAGACACGCCGGTCGTGTAGTCGCTGTATGTCGTGTCTGGCGGTGTCGTGTAACTACCCGCGCCATTGTAGAACTTGCTAGAATCGTTAGGGTGTGATGGGATCAAGCCCGCGTTGGTACTGTCGTGAGTTGGCAGAGTAGCGGACGCGCCGTCAGAAATTTCGATCGTCCGCGTGCTGGACGTGTAAGACAAGTCTTGATCAGATCCGCCGGACTGCGTCACCCACGTGCCATCTGCACGTAGAACTTTATTATTTAGCTGATCGCTGAGAGATGGTCCAGGCACCAAACCATCGACGTTGGTCGCAAAATCGCTGTATGTCGTGTTGGGTGGTGTCGAATAACTACCAGCGCCATTGTAGAATTTGCTAGAATCGTTTGGCCGCGCTGGGATCAATCCCGCATTGCTACCGTCGTGGACTGGAAACGTGAAGCCAGATGCACCGTCGATTGTAACTGATCTATTCGATGATGAGTAATTTACATTCTGTTTCGTTTCTGCCGCCCAAGTTTTATCAGCACGCAAGAATTTGTTCGCTGAAACGTCAGAAGCTGACGGTCCGGGCACCAAACCGTCTGAATTCGTGTTGAATTCGCCGTAAGTCGTGTTCGGTGGCGTCGTGTAACTGCCAGCGCCATTGTAGAATTTGCTTGAGTCGTTAGGGTGTGATGGGATCAACCCCGCATTATTAGCGTCGTGAGTCGGAAAAGTGAAACCTGAACCACCGTCGATTGTAACTGATCGCAACGGCGACGAGTAGTTCACATTCTGTTTCGTTTCGGCCGCCCAAGTTTTATCAGCACGCAAGAATTTGTTCGCTGAAACGTCAGAAGCTGACGGTCCGGGTACCAAGCCAGACACGCCGGTCGTGAATTCCTCAACCGCCGTATTCGCTTGATCGACCCACGAACCATCTGCCTGCAGCACTTTATCGCCTGAGATGTCTGAAATGCTAGGTGCTGGAACGAGACCCGCGCTACCTTCTTCGAAATCATCGTAGGTCGTGTTCGGCGGTGTCGTGTAACTACCAGCGCCATTGTAAAACTTGCTTGAGTCGTTAGGGTGGGACGGGATCAGACCTGCGTTGCTACCATCATGTAACGGAAACGTGAAACCTGCACCGCCGTCGATCGTAACTGCACGAGTTGATGACGTATAACCTAAATCTTGGTCGTCAGTATCAATGACTGAGTTCGCATCAATCCAAGATCCGTCTGCGCGTAGCAACCTGTCGTTAGACACATCGGCAGCGGAGGGACCGGGAACCAAACCAGACACGCCGGTCGTGTAGTCGCTGTATGTCGTGTCTGGCGGTGTCGTGTAACTACCCGCGCCATTGTAGAACTTGCTAGAATCTGTCGGGATCGGAGGGACTAGCCCCGCGTTAGTACCATCAGCTAATCCGTATGTCGTGTTCAGTGGAGTTTCGTAGCTACCAGCGCCATTGTAAAACTTGCTTGAATCGTTCGGGTGTGCTGGGATTAAACCTGGGTTTGAACCCGTGTGTTCTGGGATCGTGAAACCAGCGCCATTGTCTATAGACACATCACCAGTCGCCGCGTCATACTGCAAATCTTGGTCGTCAGTATCAACCAGCGAATTCGCGTCAATCCACGTCCCGTCTGCACGTAGCAACCTATCATTAGACACGTCTGCAGTCGATGGTGATGGAACTACGCCCGCCGTATTAGTGGAAAACTCAGGCAATTCTGCGAAACTACCAGCGCCATTGTAAAACTTCCCTGCGTCGTTAGGGTGGGACGGGATCAGACCTGCGTTGCTACCATCGTGGATCGGAAACGTGAAACCTGCACCGCCGTCGATTGTAACTGCACGAGTCGCCGACGTATACCCAAGATCCTGATCGTCGGTGTCAATCACTGAATTCGCATCCACCCACGTACCGTCTGCACGTAGCAACCTGTCGTTAGAAACGTCAGCAGCTGACGGGCCACTCACGACGCCGTCTGTGTTCGTCGCAAAAGTAGGAAGATCTGAGAAACTACCAGCGCCATCGTAAAACTTGCTTGAGTCGTTCGGGTGTGCTGGGATCAAGCCAGCATTAGCGGAATCGTGATTCGTGAGAGTGAAACCGGACGCACCGTCGATCGTAACTGCATTCGAAACTGAAGAATAATTCACGTTCTGTTTCGTCTCAGCTGCCCAAGTCCCGTCTGCCCTTAAAATTTTGTCCGCCGATACGTCTGAAGACGTAGGACCAGGAACCAAGCCAGAAACGCCGGTGGCATAATCATCGTAGGTTGTGTCTGGTGGCACTGTGTAACTACCCGCGCCATTGTAGAACTTGCTAGCGTCGTTTGGGTACGCCGAAATCAGACCATCATTTGTAGAATCGTGAACCGGTAACGTCGCCGAGGCACCGCCTGAAATGCCAATCGTGCGACTGTTCGAGGTGTATGACAAGTCTTGCTCATCGGTATCAACGATCGAAGCTGCCTCAACCCACGTACCGTCCGCGCGTAAGATCTTATCGTTGTTAACGTCGTCAGACGTAGGAGCAGGGACAGTCCCTGCATTCGACGTTGAAAAGGGTGGCGTCACCGTGTCTGGCGGAGTCGTGAAATTGCCCTGGCCATCTAGGAACTGGGTTGCACTACCCGTCAGAGCGGGAACCAGTCCAGAACCTGTCGTCGTGGCGTCTGGGATCGTTATCGATTCGTCGCCGCCATAACCGAGAGCCAAAGTCGCAGAAGCTGGATCAAACGAGATCGACTTAACTGCGGGGAAGAATTCTGGCGTGCTCCCGTCTGCATTTATTCTCGTGACGTAGTCGCCCGGAGCTTTCCTGCCAGTCTTGGGAACAGAACCGCACTCAACGAATGGCCCTAGGGAATCGGTTCCTTCGCCGTGGTTCACCGATTCGATGTAATCAAACGACACACCTTCTCGCCTTGGTCCCTTCCCCCCGTTAACAATTGATTGGTATGTGAACTGACCCCTACGGACTCGCATCGTCCCCTTGACTACCTGAATCTGTGCGCAACCTTCACCGGCAGGTTCTGACGTGACGCTTGAAACAAAGCTGTGATCCACAGACTTTGATTGTGGTGTAGGTTGAATTCCTCCTGAATAAAACACTCTCCCTTTTGGTGGCGCTGGTGGTTCGGCAGGCGGTGCGTCGTCGTTCTCGTCCCCGTCCCCGTCCCCGCCTGAGCCACCGCCTGAGCCTGAGTCAGAGCCACCGCCTGAGCCACCGCCTGAGCCTACGCCTGGGTTCTCCTCTTCTTCTGATTCGCTGTCGTCGCATGCGACTGAAGAAGGTGGTTCGTAAGGAGCAAGGAACGCGTCAGACGACAGATCCTGAGTGTGTGGGATGCCGATCGAGTTCGTGACGAAAGCGTCATCATCTTTGATGTCTATCTTACAGATTGGTAGGTATATCTCGCCGACCTCCTCCGCGAAGTCTTTAGCTGCGGGCGTGACCGCGTGCTCGCCGGTAGTAGGACCACAAGCAAATTCGAGGGGCGCAGGTTCTGGCAGGATGTCGTCAGGGACGCCGTCGCCGACTTCGATGGTTATCGGCTTCTCCTGGTCGGTGTCGAGTTCCCACATGTATTCGAGCGAACCGCGAACGAGGAGCTTGACATAGACTGTGTTTCCGTCTCCGACTGCGACCCGGTTTTGCTCACTCTCAAAACTCTCTTTTGTGTGTATGTCTGCGAAGAAAGGTCGGTTCCTTTGCGCCTCGCCGCCCATGATGAAGATTGCGCCTACGTTTATTATAGCATCCCAGTCGTTACCGGTTTGTGGCTCTAGACGAACCTGGAACGGGTGCTGATTCTTGATCGTAGGTATGTGGGAACGAGCGTCAATAGACACTTGACCCTCTGAATCGAGAGTCTTTATCAGTCCCGGTCCTACTGAGATGTTGCCCGGTGTAAGGGCAGAGCGAACCCCGTCCTGGATCGCGTTCAAGCGACGCGCAGTGAGCACGTCAAATAGATCGTCACCGGGTGACGCGGAGTCGTTAAGTATTGAATCAGGCATCGGGTATGCGGTGGAGTTTAATGCTTACTTATAGATCTGTTTCTTGAATTTCCCCATCATCCACTCTCTTGATATCCTGTAAACACTGCCGACTTTTGTGAAGTTCGCGCCCATATACAGCCACGTGTAGTCCGTCGCTTGTGGTGCGCCGCCGGGGGGATTACCGAGCTTACCGATCCCATCGAGAGAGGGAGGGGAACTGGAAACATACTTTTGACGCCAGCGAGCCGTATTCATAGCAAGGTAGGACTCAGTTCCGTGCAATGGGTGGCCGGACGCGAACCTGTCGAAATAGGTTCTGTTGTTTGTCCGGTAAGTGATCGAGTTGTTTTCCGCGTCTCGAAATATAGTATTATTCTCGCGGCTTGATTCCGCAGTGCCCCCAAAATCCTCCCCTTTGAAATTAGGGTGCGTTTCGATGGGGACAGAAGCTGCGCCTACTTGGAATTCATATTCCTTTTCTCCGTCGTCGTCTTGGCTCGTGTCTATGCTTATGCCCGTGTACGAGACCGAGACTGTGACTTGGGACTCATCAAAGGTCGCTTGCCACGTGTCACGCTTCAGACCGTGCTCATTAGCGAGATCGCGGATCGGGAAGTTATCGACAACTCCTGTGATCAGCGTGTCTGAATCTTGCCCTAGGAAAGTCGCCTTTTCGCCTATGTAAGTCGCTTGTATGGAGACGCCTTGGCCCACAGCCTTTGTCATGGTCCATCCCGGTTGGAGGACAAGCGAGGGGTTTCCGTAGGAGAGATTGTTGTTTCTTGACGCCATACTTTCCTAAATCTGTCAAATCATTCTTGCAGACCAGTGTAGGTGGTAAATGTTGGCGTTAGTTCCGGCTGGAATTGGGGCGTCAAACACAACATTCATCCCACGGCTTGTCACTGACGAAGCATCGACGTTGGCGTCAATCAGCTGCCTGTTGGTGTTCGGTATCGTGAGATCTGCTTTTGTGAACCTTGGCAGTCCAGGGAAGTTCCAGGCTGAGAAATCTACATTTGCACTGGTGTCTCCGGCTGATAGCGCGATGATTCCGTAAGCGAAGTTCGCGTCATACTCGCCCACTTCGCGCATTTCCCACATGAGGTCGTAAGAAGAAGACGGTGACGTGTCAGATTCAAGCTCATAATCGAATACGCCGCCGGAAACCGTGTTATTCACTACTGCGCCTGAGATTGCTGGGTAGTTGCTGTCCACTTTCAGCCCTGCACTGATCCATGGTAGTGTGTACGAGTAGCCAGAACTGATCGTCTTGCTCGAAGCGCCTGCAGATATCGGGTCCGACCCTGAACGGTACGTTGATGCTCCCGGTAGAGTTGTGAAAGGAGAAACTGAATAACTCAAGTGAAACGGTGCGCCGGGTTCAATGTTGCCGTCGTAAACGAACGTTGCTCCTGTCGAAGTGACTTCCTTCACATATATGTTCACAGCTGGAGAACCCGAACCCGGGAGCGCTAAGTGAACTTGACTGACTACCGGCGGAGAAGAGAAAACTTCGTCGAAAGTTACTGTTATCTCAGAAGTTGAGTAGTCGGTTTGTGTAGGTTGGACGCCATACGCGACGCCGTCCGTGTCTACGAATTCTGAAGGCAGTACGAGATTACCGTGGGAAGTCCCCGACACTCGACACGTGATGAAGTCTGAATTGTTTCTGTCGATGTTCCTTGACTCTACTAAAAACGACTCTCCCCGGTAACTGAAACCTGAAGAAGACCTAAACTTGTCTTCACAAAAGAGATACCCCTCTAGTGAGTAGGTGGCGAATTCTGGACCTAAGTTGCGCCATACAACATTCCCGTCCTGATCATTAGTCTCGTGTATAAATTCCGGTTTCCAATCCACCGTTAGCTTGACTGGCGACATGCCCACCGCCTTGACGATCCTTGCGATATCCGCAGGCTCATCGAATTGAAATTTATATTCGAGTCTTCCGCTCTTTTGTGTGCTGCTTGTTTGGTTGCTCATTATCGCATTACGTTGTTAGTGTTGCTTGGTCCGCCTTTGCCTTGCGGTGTCTTGTTATTCATTTCTGAGATCTCATCAAAGATCCGGCTTAGTGTGTCATTCGTCACCTTCTGTTCTGCTTGGAGTGGTGTCATTTTCGGATCGACTGACGTCACTCGGTTACCAGCACCGATCTTCGTCATGTCATCAGATACGACCCGACTGACGTCATTTTTCTCGAACTCACGTCGTTTCTTGTCGTCTTCCCGCTTCGCTGCGAGAAGAGACTCTTGCTGCTCTTGGCTGATGTTGGCTTCGTTCATCGACTGGATGAATTCAAGCTCTTCCGCCTGATCGCGAAGCGCTTGCGCTTCTTTCTGGAACTTGTCAGCCATATCAGAGTCGCCCGCAATCTCTGCACGAAGTGCTTGCTGCTCTTTTAACGCTAGCATGATGTCGCGTTGCGCAGTCAGTTCTGCACTTTCTCGTGACGCGCCTGCCGCCTTGTTCGACAATTCAATCGCCGCGTCCCTTTCAGGCCCTTCCGGTATCGCGTCGGTTATCGCTTTAACGCGCGCAGTATCATCTAGGAGAGCTTGAAGCTCTTTAGCTTCTGCCAACGCCTGCGACGCGAACTCAGCTTGTCCCCGCATAGAGGCCACCGCCGCCTCCGCGTTCAGTTGCTGTATTCTCGTTTCTTTGCGGGATGCCTCCGCCCTGATTTCCATGATTTTCTTCACTGCCTTCTCTTCCGAGTCTAGGGCGTCATTGCGCGACTTGAAGATGTCGTCGTCCATCGTCTTCTCGTTTAGTTTCAGTTTCTTCCTCGCGGCTTCGATGTTGTCTATCTGTGAATCTGCCGCCGATCTTCCAACTGCTTTTGAAGCGGACTCCGCGTCAATCTTAGCCGTGTCTTGCGCTAGTTTCAGCTGCTGCTCACGAGACTCGATTTGCTGCACTATCGCCTGCTTATCCGCCTCCGCGTTGCTGAGAATCAATTGATTTTCCTTCTCAAGGAATTTCTTCCTTGCTGCGAGCGTGTCTTTCTCACCTATCTTCCTGTTCCGCTCAACCTTGTCTTTACGACGGCCACCACTCAAGTTGCTTATCTCAACATCAAGCTCTTTCATCTGCCGAGCGATGCGGATGAGTTCATCATCGTTGAACTCCATCTCGATCTCAAAGATCGACGGGATTGCCGAAAAGGCGTCTTGTGCGTCCCGTGCTTTCTTGGCCGCTGAGTCTAATTTGTCCGTCACTTCGTCCAGTTTGCTCAAGTTCAGCTTCTCAAAGCCGTCTTTGCCTACCGCGTCCCTCATATCCGTGACCACTTTTGTGAACTCACCCGAGACTCCTTCAATCATAGTCTTGAAGTCGTCCGCGTTACTGGTCATCTCGAAGTCGGTTTTAATCTCACGTTCAGGGAAGATCTGTGCGAGCAGCTTAAGGTCATCAATCAGTCTGTCGATATTGTCGCCGGAGTCTTCGACCGTGAACGAGGGAACCTTAGCAGATTCTGCGAGTCTCTTCGCTTCTTCCATCGACTTAACCAGATCGTCACCCGACCGAGTGAATTCAACACCAAGCAAAGCGTCATCGTGAGAAATGCGCGCAGAGCCTTTCTGGATACTATTCATCCTGTTAACTTCACGGGCTGCGATCTTCGCGCGTTCGTCAGCAGCTTCCTTGAACTCTTTCACGCCTTGATCGACGTCCAACCCTGCCGCGTTGCGATCCGCGTCGCCAAATTTCAGCAGGTTGTTAAACGACTTCTGATCCGCCGCCGACGTCGCCGCTTCGTCCGCTTTCTTGGTCACTTCGTCAAGCTCTTTCTGCAGATCTTTCAGCGCGTCCACTGGAGACATGAACGTTCTTCTGAATTCGCGCTCTTGCTGTTTCAGTCGCTGGATGTTGAAGATCTTATCAGCATCAATGGCGAGTTCATCTGAACTCTTGGCGAACGAGTTAACGTCGAGATCTACTGTGTCAGCGATCGTCTTCTTGATCGCTGCAACCGCATCTTTGGCAGCCTTCACGCGCCTCGCGTTGCCTTTCTCTTCTTCTTTATTCAGTCTCGCTTGTGCTGACGTGAGAGCCTTGACTTGATCGCGATACAGAGCGGTTGCGTCATTTGCGTTCCGAACGTCCTTTGCTTGATCTTTGAGCTTCTTTGACGCCGCTTCTGCGCCTTTCTTCATTTCGTTCACCGCGTCAGACGTTGCCTTCATTCGATCGCGTAAAATCATAAACGCCGCTGCTGCTACTGATGCAGATGCGCCCATCAAGAAGAGTGGGTTCTTCATGGCTCGTATACCATCCATCAATACGCCACCGACGAACTTGGCTAGCTTCTTGAACGTCCCTAGTACCCCAGTCGCCACGCTGCCGAGTGCGCCGAGTGCGCGTGACCCCGCTTTGATCCCTTTAGTGTCAACGTCTGCGACGCCCTTCATACCTTTGACTAGCTGTCCCGCGTCAGAGGCTGCATCGACTGACGCCTTGCCAAAGATTGCGATGGAGGCTGCACCTTTTAGCAATCCCCAAGCTTTCTTGGGATCGCGTTTCTTGAATAGAGTCGATAAGGCAGACCCTGCAACTTTTGAACCTGCGGTGATCTCTCTTGACGCCTTCTTAACGTCACCGGACCCACCCCTAAACATTTTGAAGATTCCACCAAGTCCCGCTAGCATCGCGCCGGATGAAATCGCAACTAGGGAAGCTTGCACCACCTGGAACGCTGCAACGATTGGGCCGGTAGACGACACGATTGCCGCGCCCAACTCGATAAACTTCACCTTGATAGAAGCAACCATCTTAGGGAAGATTGATAGCTGTCGAGCTAAAGCGACGGCTGTCGGTGTTGCTTGCTCAAGAGCATCAGTGAGTGCTTTCGTAGTCATCTTTTCAGACTCTAGGAACTGCTCGCCCACTCCCGCCTTCATCTTGACGACGGTGTCTTCAAAGTTACTTTTCAGAGTCGAAAGGTTACCTTCCATCGCTTCCATCGCGCCGGACGTCCTGCCGAGTTCATCTGCAACGATCTTCCAGACACTCGAACCGCTCTTTCCTGACGCCGTCAGTTCTTCAAGTTGTGTCCGCGCGCGTCCAGAAACCAGCCCAAGCTCCTGCAATCTCATCGCAGCAAATCCTGGCGCTCTTCCCGACTGAAGGGAGTCGTACAACCGACCTATGTTTCTCGCCGCTTCATCAAATCCGATACCGGCTACAGCTGCCGCATCACCCACCATCGTCATACCCTCAGCACCGGACAAAGCGCCACGAGTCAAGGTCTCCAACGTCTTGTTCGCACCGATGATATCTTCAAGTTCGAAAGGGGTCTTCATCGCGAAATCATTCATTTCGTCAACACGTTGTTTCGCCGCTTCGAGAGATTGCAGTAGTGGGGTGAACTGAGTGACCAGCTCTTCCATCCCCGCCGCTGTACCTATCGTCATCTTCTTCATGGCGTTCGCCAGGGAGTCGATCACTTTCAGCGACCCCAAAGCTACGCCAGTGAAAACCGACAATCTGCCGATCAGTTTTTCAGTAATCAACACACCCAGCACGTTCAGCGCGCCCTTCATCTTGGAACTACCAGTCTGGAAAACTAAAAACGACTCTAGGAAGATATCGCCAGCACCGCGCATTCGTTTGGACATGCGTTTGACGCCCTTCGTAGTCTGGTCAGCTGCTTTCGTCGCACCTTTTCCGAAATCTTCTGCTGACTTCGCAGCTTCGTCAAAGCCCTTCTTGAGAGAAGAGTCGAACTTAGCTTCTACGTTTAATTTTGTCGGATCATCGGCCATATTTCTGGCCGTCTCTCAACTAATTATTTTCCTCTCACCGGTGAGTCTTGAGTAGGGAGGACTCCTTGTTCCTGTAGTCGTTTGATGGCTGCGACGTGGTCTCTGTCTTCCTGAGTGACTAGCTTAAAGTCGGGAGATTCCAGACAATTGAATCCTGCACTGTACCAGTACGCGCGGCCTAGTGGCATAGTCCACACCTTATCTTCACACCATCCAGTGTGTTTTATCACGCTGCAGGCTAGTGAAAGCTCACTAGGCAGCATCTCTTGAGATCCGCCCTTGTTAACTGTCTTGTCTCCGCCGGTCGATTTGACTTCAGGCGGTGCAAACTGATCTTCGAGGTAGTTTTGGAACTTCTTGAATTCTGTTGATGGGTTGTACCGTAGCAATCGCCACCACCATACGAGATGGCCCAAGAGAGACACTTTAGTCGGAACCGACTTCGGCGCTTTCCCGTAGTCGGCGGAACAGATCCTGACGGCAAGTTCAAGATCGGTGATCGAGACTTGTTCACCCGATAAAATCGGAGATTCTATAGAACTCAACCAGAACTGATAGTATAGGCAGAACGGCTTCAGTGTACGACCGAAAACAACGTGCTCTTCAGTCGCAAAGCTCTCTCTAAACTCAAACCAAGTCATTGCCTTGGCTTGCCTGTCAATTAAAGCCAGCTACACGCGCCAGTCGAAGAAGTCAACGTGCCACCCTTTGGTATGTTGATTTGACCTGGGTGCCATTTTATGGAATCGTCGTCAGCGTTTTTCGTGGCGACAATCAAATCGCCGGGATACGACTCCCACTGGGTATTGCGGTAATCTACGCGGTGAAGATTTGCCTGTGAAAACGCGCTTGACGCGCCCGGAGTGCATCGATAATAGAGGGCCTCCCAAGTTGAACCGAACGGGATGCCCAAACTGGATACCCCTGTGGTCGAGGCTCCTACATTGCCTGAGCCCCAGTAGCTTATTGTGCCTGTGTTAGGGCAGTCGATTTGAAAGAAGCCCGACGACGCTACACGGCGCGGGACAGGGATCGAGATCACTCGGTCAGTCCATTTCAGTTTTGCGGTGGACGAATAGCTGACGGTGCCCCCGCCCGACATATTCCGCTGTGCCTCTTGGAAGAACCGTGACAGGTCTCCGAGTGGGGCCCACTGGTTCGCATAAGCAGAGTTCGGCGGATCGTAGTAGAGTTCGAGTTGCTCTAGGCTCTCGTTATAAATTAGGGTTCCGTCACCCACCCCAGTCAAAGCGTCGCGCTCTGCAGTAGTCAGGCTAGGGAACTGAACCCCCTGATTCACTTGGCTTAGGTCCAGTTTATCTACGTGTATCGTCTTAATAGCCATAATCAATGTAAGGGAATTCAATTTCGTTGTCTTCGGTCACTTCGCCGGTTACTCGATACAAACCTACAGAACCCAAAACGCCGCCGACTAATCCTGAGACGTTCACATTGTTGAATTGATGTCTTACGGGGTGTCTGTCTGCGGTTGAGGAGGCACTAGTGCCCGCTAGGAAGCTGTTGTTCGTGCCCTCGGTCACCCAATCGCCTCCCTTGAGTATTATCTCGCTCTCACAATCGTTGTCATTATCTACAGTCGAAAATGCAAAGTAGCTGGTGCCCGAATTCGAATCGACTTGCTTGCGGAGAACCTTACCCACGTCTGCGATGACTCTAGCGGTCACGGGGGAAGCACCGGTTGCGGGAGCTATACCCGATGCGAATTGGTTCCAGGTCCGAAAACCTAGCGTCTTGGAGTAGACGAAGGTCTTTGCTTTGATGTAGGTGTCTGCGAGCACATCGACTTCAGTTTGTCCACTAGCCGTAGAGGCTGAGTAAGATACGACGCCGCCACCCTGCCCGACAGCGTCGATGTGGTCAATGTCGATCTCAAACACCGTCCTGCAAGGGTTGTTTCCGCGAACTGCGTTCCAAAAGAGATTAGTGCCAAGGTCGGCGGTAGCTACTAACGTTTTCGCACGTAGACAGAAGTAAGCGTTGCCAATCGAGCTTGTCGATTGTGGGTGGTAAAACATCCCATAGCTACCGGCGGAAGTGTGGGTGTTGTTCATGTGTACGGATATACCGCCACTCACTTCTACGTTGATGTAATGGTCATTGATAGTCCCATAACCAAGGTAGAGGAAACCATCTTCTTGTGTTAGCGATTTGCACTTCAAGTAAGAACCGTTCTGGCAGTTGAGAAACGTGATCAACCGGCAAAGATTAGAGCCGCCACCGGCTCGACCGGGTGAAGATATGTGACCAGCATCAATGTGGACGTCGCCTGCGAACGTCATACCGGAAGCAAAGCCGGAAACGTCGCCGAGTTCAAGTTTAACGTCTTTTGTCGGTGTTGTCGAGCAGTCGAACGAGTAACCGACGCGACTGGTGGGAGCTACGACATCAGGAAAGCCCAACAGGGTGAAGCAATCAATAGACTGGCACAAGAAACCGGGTTCGGCTGTAGTGTCAAAGGAGAACGTAACGCCAGGATCGCACTTGATCGTGGTGAACGCTACAGGCTCGACTTGGTTGGTCATCGAATACGTCCCAGTTTCTACGACGATAGTGTCGCCAGCACTTGATGCAGTAACTGCGGCGTAGAGAGTCAGAAACGGCCTGCTTGAATCCCACAACTTAACGCCGTTCACTGTCGTGTGTGAAGTCGCTGCTGTCGTATCGTCTCCGCGAAGTGATACGCGAAGCGTGTTGGCCGCCCACTGGTTCGCTGGTGTGGATGCGACCCAACCGGACCCGTCATAGACCTGTAATTCTTCAGCTGTCGAGTTACGGACGATAGTTCCGGTCGGAACTGACGCCAAAGCATCGCGTTCAGCTTCCGTCAAGGAAGGGAAGACTACGCCTTCACTCGCGTTCGATAGATCGAGTCTATCGACGTCTATTACTTGTGTCGCCATATGTTGAAGATTATGTTGTCAGATACTGGATGGATCCGCCACCTGCATTAGAAACGGGTGTCGAAGCTGTGATGAAACCAAGGTCGAAGTAACTGACCGAGCTTGCGTTCTGGATTAAGACCCCGGTTCCGCCTGGGTTTGTGATCATCGGCCTACCCGTGATTGTGCTCGTGACTGCGGAATTACCGTCATCTATCCCCGTCACGGTTACGCCAGACATGTGAATTGTCAGGTTCGTCTTCAGAGTCAGCGTCTCGGAGTAGATACCCGGCTCCACGTATACTTGTTCGCCGTTCGAACTTGCGCCTGAGTCGTTAGCTGCGTTTATGGCTGCGGTGATCGTCTGAAACGGCTTGGTAGAGTCCCAAGTATTGAAACCACCAAGGGCGACTTTAGAAGCTAAGGCCGTGGTATCATTGCCATTCTTGGCAACGCGCAACTGGCTGGCGATCGGCTCACTCGTGTCGAGTGAAGTTCTTACCATCGTGACAGCGCCTGCAGTGTCTACCCAGAAAACAGAAGTGGGCGAACTGGACGCATTATCGTCGCCGGTATAATAGAGCAACCTGTCGGTGATACCTTCTGCGGTGGAAACGACTTCGGCTTCTGCTGCTGTCGGTTGGCCTGCGGTGGCTGGCGCTGTGGCGGTGTTCGTTAGGTGGAATCGAGGCGCGTCGTTACTGCTACCAACTAAAATAAATCGCACTGTGTCGAACGAAGACGTGGATATGTGGCTCACTGCGCACTGATAAAGTCGATCTGAGTGCCAAGCCTGCTCACCCTTTACAAATGACACGCCTGAAGACCAGTTCGGTGCGAACGAATCGAGACGGGTTCCGTCAGCTGCGACGTCACGCCCGTCTATGGTGGACGTCGTCGTTAGAGCGCCAGTGAGGCTCACTGCGCCTGATTCGAGAGTCGTTACAGATAACGCGCCTGAATCGTCAAGAGTCGCAGATGAAGGCTGGATGTCTCCGCCAGTGCCATCGTATCGAGCAAGACTATTGTCGGTGGTCGTCGCAGGTTTGACGACTAGGTCAGACAATGCGATCAGATCACCCGCGCCGATGTCCAAGGCTATGGTTGCGTCACTGGTATAGTCACCGGCTACGACGTAGACTCTGCCGGAGTCTGCGACCACGTCCCCGGCTACGTAGGACGTGCCCGTCTGCCAGTCGTCGGGTAGCTCGTTCACGGCTGCGCTCGACAAGGTCACCCAGTTCGATGAGTCTGCCGCAAATGTAGAAAGACTCGTTCCAGCAGAAATTCGAGAGTAGATCACGCCGGAAACAGCGACTTGATCATTTTTCGAGTAGGCTTGTGCAGAAACCCACTCGTTCGGGAGCACGTTGAACCTAGCGTCAAGCGCTGCATTCGTGACTGGTCGGGTGCTTACTGAGTCTAGAGCAGAATCTGCACCGGTAAAGGTTGCCCCGGTGATATCTATCGCGGTGTCTACGTTCAAGCTTGAGATGTTACGTGCGGCCATATATTTCGAGATCTGTCAACAAAAGAAAAGGGCGAGCAGCACTAAGCCACTCGCCCTTGTTTCCTTTCCTTTTCTTTCCTTACCTTCCCGCCTTAACCAAAGTTATACGTTGCAGGGGTTTTGGGTCCAAACCCAAGCGGATCCGTCGAAATGGACAGAATCGCCGGTTTCTACAGCTTGACCGGTCAAACCTGGGGCTGTGAGAGATCCGCCTACAGTCACGAGGTAAGCGTGTCCTTTGACTTGCTTAGTAGCGTCGGTCAGATCAGGGTTGCCAGTAGAAGTCGATGCGTCGATCGTTCCCACACAATAGTAACTGATGTTGGAATAAGTCGTTCCACTCAACGAAGCAGTCTGGAAGTCTTGGTTGTTATAGGCTAACTCACGAGAAGTGACGTTAAACAGTTTGCCATCATAGAAGAAGAAGCTGTTGGCTAGCAACTTGTCGTCACAAACCGAGTAGCCTTCCATGGAGAAATTTCCGGCACGTGGCCCGATCACACTGGCGACGGTGTTTCCGGTCGCGTCTTGTGCAGTAGCTTCAAACTCAGGCTCGTACGAGATCGTGAGTGAAGTAGGAGAAACGCCGATCTCAGTTGCAATCGATGCAACGTCGGTGATGGTCGTTCCGGTGTCTTTGTCGTTAAAGCCGAACACGTATTTCAGTGAACCGCTTTGATCTAGGTTAGCTGGCATAATTTTAGTTTTTCTTGGTTGTTGGTTTCTTGGTTGGTTTCCTTAGTTTAAAGCTTGCGAATGGTTGTGGCTCAGGCTCAGGCTCAGGCTCAGGCTCCGGGGTATAATCCCAATCGATTTCACCGAAATACAGCCAGCACACACCGTTTAGCTCCGCCTTGTCGGTGACTTTGCCGAACGAATAATAGTTCTCGCCGATTTCGATTGAATCCCAATTGTGTTTAAAAATGGATATACCAAAGCGTTTCGCCATACTATTGACTGTGGTGTCAACTTTCACCCGGTTGACACGGTAGCCATCTCAGCCGTTGACACGTGGCGGTGTGTATGTCCGACATATTTCACCGCCTAGAGCACGGCCTTGTTGATTTCTTGAGTTCTCAGCTGACTGGCGTCAACGTATACACTGGCGATAGTGGAAGTTCGGTGATAACTCCTTATGTGGCTGTCTATTCAACCGAGGCGGAGACTCTCAACACAATCGGGGACTCAACCACCGATTTCGTTGATGTTCGGGTTATCGTTGCAACTGACATCGATAATGACGCCCCCACCTTGGTTACTGAGATCTCTTCTCAACTCAGATCGGCTATCGACCTGATCGATGAGGGATCCTGGGAAGATTCGACGCGGGAGCTAGTTATTCACGGGATGCAGAAACTTTCAACGGATCGGGCGAACCGTGGTCAGAGTCGTGGTATCATTTACCGTTACCGCGTAGCTGCGAGCTATCGAGAGAACTCGGCAGGGAACTGTTGAAACCTTCGTCAACCAGTTCGCGACCCTTCTTTGACGTCTTGAGCAGATCCTCACTCGGTTTCGATTGGAACGGGGTTCCGAATTTCCCTAGTTCCAAGTCCCTGGCGATCTTTCGCAACGCTTTGGCGATGTCGCCCGCATTCGTTTCGATCTTCATCCTAGAAGAAGTCGCTGCCACGAGGATTCTCGGCAGATGTTTCTAGCCGGTATCCCGCCCCACCCATCGATACTACTGAGGTGACTCGTGTCGTGATTGATCCTGCGATTACTTTCGTCCCTTTGATCGGTGCGGCCAGCGCGTGAACGGCTTCACTGATGTGAATTTCGTAGCGATCCTCAACCCGCTTCCCGCCGGGAGTAGCTGAGTTCGTGCTCTCGATTGGGCTTACGATACCGGGGACGGATACGCCGCCTATGTCTAAGATCTCCGACATCAAAGCCTCCGCAGCTTCAACGTCGTCCAAGAAACAATCGTCGAAAATACTCATGATTGGCCTTTGCTGAATGTTGTCTCCGATTGACCGTGTTCAGCGATCAACTTGCGCAGCTTCTTTTTACGCTTATCGCGCTTAGAATCCCTGCTGTATGCGGAGAATTCTTCGGGCTTTTCGTCTTCTGTCTTGTCTTTCGACTTGCCCTTGCTTTCTTTCATCTTCTTCAGTTCTAGTTTCTTGTTTAGAATCTGCTGCTTGTTGGTCTGATTAGCTTTCCCGCCCGCCCCCGCGATGACTGAACCGGCTGCGATCGCTGCAGACGCTGCTAGGCCAGCTTTCCCCAGCTTCTTCTTACCCTTGGATAGTTTCTCTGCCGCTGCTTTCAAAACTGCGCCAGACGCCACGAGACCGGCTGTAGAGCCTACGTTTCGCTTGCTGGTAGCTGCTTTGGCTGTCCTGGTCACGATCTCTTTACGCAATCGGAGTTTCTTCCTGAAATCTGATTCCTCGAAGTTGAGTAGTTCATCAACATCGTCAAGCAGGTCTTTAGGTAAGTCAGAGTCTTCAAATTTCAGAAGCTTGTTGAGAGCTTTACGTGAGTTCACGAGACCCATTCCCACGAGTATCGTCATCACGCCTTGCAGACGACCTTTCGCTTTCTCTTCGCGCTTTTCGGCTTTCTCCGCTTTCTTGTATAGTCTAGAATTCTCTCGATCTGCCCTGAACATATTTATCACTGTGTGTCAAAAGAAAAACCCCTCACCGGTTCGAGTCCGGTGAGGGGTTTGATTGTTTTCGCGGTATTAAGCGAAGTTAGTTTCGATCAGTTCAGCAGAACCGTCGTCGAGGATCTTCTCAACGCTGTTGGTTCTGACGCGCATCACGTCGCTACGACGAGCGTCGTCACGGCGGGACTCGGAAGTGAACAAACCGCCAGGGCTGTCTGCACCCCATACCAACGTCCGGCCAACGCCGCCGCTGCTGAAGTCGCCACCTTGCACGTTCAACAAACCAACGTAGTCGTTCGACCATACTGGAGTTAAGACAGGGCTTTGACCTTTGTTTGCACTGTCGTGAGTTGCACCGGCGATTACCACGTTAGGAACACCGAAAGCGCTGCCAATGTCGGAAGGACCAACCAAACGGTAGCCGTTGCCGATGTTGTTACCAAACAAGAACGTCTGGAGAGCAGTCGTGCGACGGATGCGGTTCCATACAGTTTGGCTCATCACCAAGGTGTTTGGAACTTCAGCTTTACGCTGCATGCGCTCAATAGCTTCGAGGAGATCTTTAGCAAAATCAACAGTAGCTAGGTTAGCTTCAGTCAACGCGGTGCCCATGGCAGTCGTGTTGAAGGTGCTGCTATCGAAGACGGTGTCAGCCACGCGCTTCTCATAGTCAAGCATCAAATACCGCATCAGCAACTTGCTGGTGATACGCTCTGCGCTGTAGAAGGAAGACATTTCCTCAACTGCCACGTCGTCGATGCGCTCTTCTGCACCGCGCTCGTCGCACTGATATGTATCCCACTCAGTTGCACGGGCGATTTCAGGATATCCGCCACTTGGAGCACGCAAAGTCGAACCGTGCTTAAGGAGCTGACCTTTGTCGCGCTTGATACGAGGGAAACGGCCTGCGCGGCTGTTCACTGTCTGGGTTGGGAGAATCTTCGAAGCTACGAAGAACTCATCAGCTTTTGCTGATTCTTCGAGAAACTGGGAGATTTCTGGGCGAGATACGTCGCCGCTGCTTGTGTATGCCATTTGATTTTAGTAGTTTAAGTGTTGTTTGGTTTGTTTGTGTCGGGATTAGTTGAAGACCACGCGGATGATGTCGCCGTCAGAAGCAGCAGCTTCGAGAGCGGTTCCCACGGCAGCGCTACCGTCTACAGTTGAGACGACTTTGCCGTTAGTGTCGGGGTCCACTTTAGCGCCCACTGCGATAACACCGGAAGCGGTGGCGTAATGGATGCCAGAACCTTTAAGCTGGATACCAGCGATGTTGCGGCCATGGCTACCATCAGCAGCAACGGTCCCATCAACGTCTTGAAGCAACGTTCCGAGAAAGTCGCTGTTGTTAGAAGCCAGGACAGCTTCGCCGTTGCTGTCGATACCAACGCGAAGGTTGGCTGCGATTGCACCGGTTGCGGAAGCGACTGGAAGAGAGATTACGTTTGAATCTTGCATGTGTTTGTTTGTTTGTTTGTTGTGTTGGATTTGTTTTGGTTAATTACAGAGCGCCGATACCTTTGAGATACTCGCGGTATAGCTCAGGCTCGTCGTTCACAACCTTCTCGGATGCGTCAGAAAAGTTCATCTCTTTCTCACCCATCAAGCTTTGAACGCGAGATTCAAACTGTGAAGAAGCTTCAACAACTTCAGTTGCGACTTCGCTCTTTGCGGGCGCGTCACCGAGGTTGGATGCGCCATGCTTGAGGGCTTCAATCTCAGCGTCACGCTCTTCGAGGATCTCACCGAAAGCCACCAGGGCGTCTTCGAGTTCTTCAATCTTAGCGTTAAACTCAACTTCCGTGTCGCTTGGCTCTTCGTTTGCGCTTGCTTCAACCAAAGCGTCAACCTTGGCCTCGAACTCGGCAGACTCTTCGCCAGCTACGTCAGCCAATAGATCGGCTACAGCTTCAACTTCTTCGTCGGTAAGTTCGTCAGATGATTCTTCAGAAACTTCGTCAGCAGACACTTCGTCGGCTGCGACTTCGTCAGTCACGTCTTCTTCTTCGTTTACTTCCTCGTTAGCTTCTTCGAAGCCTTTAAGGAGTTCGGTCTGGAATTCTTCCAGTTTAGCAATTTGGTCGGCTTGGGCTGCGCTGAACTCGGAGATTTTCTTGAGTTCTTCGAGAACCGCCGATAATTCGGTTGGTTTGTCCATATCTTCGTTGTCGCTGTCAACTTCCTTGGCTTCAAATAGTCCGTTCACGTTTGCGGCAGGGTTTGCGACCCAGTCCACGCTTACGAGCTTTTTAACACGTGCGTATGTTTTATCTCCAACAGTCTCGGGTGTTCCGCGAAACGCTGCAGATAGTCCGATGCCTGTAGGCATGCGCTCCGCCATTTCAAGCAAGTGGTCGAATTTGTCGTGGAATTTAAGCAAGTGCAAATCACCGCGCAGTTGGTTTCCTTCGACGCGGAAGTTTTCCAGATATCCAACAACCGCATCAGCACCGCTGCCGTGGTTTAATTTGACTGGAACTTGCTTCATGCCGCAGGCTTCGTCGTGCATTTGACCGACACAGACGGAATCAACGTGCAGGTTGTGCCCGAGGGCGATCAGATCGCCAGTGATCACGGACACGCCCTTGATGACGCCGTTCTCACGGTCTACCCGACCCTCTGCCGATAGGGCTGCTTCTAAATTATATAAGGTTGACATATTACTAATAGGCTCGTCGTCAATCAGATGATTTCATCTTGGCGGTTTTCGACTTGTTTTTAGGCGTTTTTCGGTCTGCGAGTTGTTCGATGCACCACTCAATGAGTTGAGGGGAATCTTTTAGGATCGTCGTCAGACCTGTGGCGATCGCGCTCACCGTCTCTTCTTCGGTTGCACCGTCTTCTATCCCGAGTATGCTCGTGATCCCGTGTAGGGCTTCGTGGATGACTGTGTCTACGACTATGTCGGTGGCAATGTCTTCGTCGCTGGCGACTTTGATGGTTTGGCTTGGCGCGTAGCAGTAGCCATAGCGCTCTGGGATGTCGAGAGAGTCAACCCACTCTATTTTATAATCTCGCGATAGGATTCGGACGGTGTTTGGGCGTTGAGTCATGCCCCTCACCGGGGGTCAATCGTTTGGGTTTACGATAGGGCTAGCGATTTCGGTGGCTTTCTTGGCCTTCTTCTTCTTCTTCTTCTTCTTAGGCGTCGATCCGTAGGCTGCTGTGGAGTTTTCTGGCGTTATGGGGCCAGTCCCAGCTTTCTCAAATTGCCCTTGTCTATTGCGCTCTCGTGCATCGATAAATTCTGAAAATTTTTCCGAAAGGCAACGAGTCACTGGATCCACCGCGTCGGGCGACTTCACAACTTTCTCTTTCTTGGCTTTCTTCTTATTCTTGGCCATGTTGCCGAGTGCTTTTGCGAGGTCACTCTTTGCGGAGAACGTGCGCGTTTTCTCAGCAATCGGCTTTAACTTATGTCCCATCGGCCCCGCCGTCACTCCCCCAGAGTTAGGGTTTTTTCGGGCTTGCTTTCTCTTCAGCATTGCAGCAATAGCTGCGCGAAGTCGGCGGGGTTCGATGGTCATAAAATTTGTAAAGTCTACTTCTTTTCGGACTTCTTCTGGCGAGCTTCTTTAACCAAGCTCTTGAGATCCTGCTCGGTCAGCTTGTCGCTCGCTGCCTTGGATGCTTCGCGGTTCTTCTTGCGGAGCAATTGAGCGGCAGACGCTGCGGCAACGGCTGCGGTGACTTTACCGGCTTTTGTCAGCTTAGTCTTGCCTGCAACCTTCTTAAGCTTGGCAACGCGGCTATCTGTTGCGGCTGCGGTAGCACCACCGATTCCGGCTGCTGCTGCTAGGTTGCCTTTTGAGTTGAGAGTTTTACGACCCTCTTCACGCGCGTTCAAGCGATCAGCAATCTTCTGGGACGTTTCGTCGCCTTCTTTGCCTTTGTAGCGGATAGCGAACTCCACCAACTCACTGATGCTGCGCTCTTGACCTGCTTCAAAGCCATATTTTTTCTTGAAGTCGTCAGCTTTCTTGGAAACCTTCTTTTTAGCAACTCCAGCTTTCTCGCTTGCGACTTTCTTGGCATCGCCGAGCTTCTCGCTTGCGACTTTCTTAGCTTCGGCTAGCTTCTCGCCGCCGACTTTCTTGGCATCGCCGAGCTTCTCGCTTGCGACTTTCTTGGCTTCGGCCACCTTCTCGCCACCGACTTTCTTAGCATCGCCAAGCTTCTCGCCAGCAACTTTCTTAGCTTCGGCTAGCTTCTCGCCACCGACTTTCTTGGCCACGGCTGCTTTCTCGCCCACAACCTTCTTAGACGCTGCGATCTTCTGTCCTGCAATCTTCTTCAGAGCAGCGATCCGCTGTGGTCCTGCTTTCTTGGCGGCTGCGACGCCAGCTGCACCGGCTGCGCCGACTGCTGCCACTTTGGCCATCTTCTTGAGTAGGCTTTGCTTCTTCTGCTTTTCTTCATCAGTCGCCGCGAATTTGTATTCGATTAGCGCGTCTAGTTTTTCGTTGAGTTCGATGTGGTCCATTGTCGTGTGTGTGTTTATAGTTTACCGGTTTTTTCTGCGGTTGATTAGTTTGGTTGTGAGTTGTTTTCCTATTTCGCGCGGTGTGGAAGGCTTTTCAGATAGTTCGGTCACGGTCTGCGCGTCTGCGAATCTCAAGAGTCGCTTTGCAACGCGGAGGGCCATCTTGCGCCTAAAGTCTCTCGACTTCGTAATCTTTTGGAGTCCAGTTTTAACGAGTCTCACTTTCTGATCTTTCAACCTGCGGACTGAGCCGGGGTGCCTTCGATTCGACGACACGAGAGCAGCGCCAGTAGCAGCGACGGAAGCGATGGCAAGGCCAGAATCAATCTTACCTTTCACCTCTACCGCGCTATTGTAACGCTGGCGAAGGTTCGCCCTACGCTTCTTCCTCTTTGCTGATCGGCTGGTCATTACTTTCAGGGTTTGCGTCAAGTTTCGGGACGATCTTCTCTGCTTTCTGCAGTGGGATGTCGTGAGTCTGCACCAGCATTTGGATCGCACTTTCTCGGTCTATGATGCCGTTGCCGACTGCTTCGAGCAGGTCGATCACGTTGCTGACGCCCTTGTCACCAAGCTTCTCGCCGAGTGTCGGTTCTGTGGGTTCGGTTTCGGTGGCTGCCAGCATCGATGTGGCGTTAACCATATCGGGAATGTATAGATCGATAGGAACGCCGGTAGAAGCGCTAACGTCACGCATCTGAACAACTTCATTTGCAAGCTGTTCGGTGGTTTCGCGGAAATCTCCGCCTTGGCTCTCGACGATCTGGCGACGTGTCTTGATTCCTGCGCGCAGTAGGTTCAGGTCTGCGTTCACTTCGTGACCGAGGTCAGCAGTCAGCCAGCTAGCATACTGCCAAGCTCCTTTGTTCCATCCACGACTGGGAGGACTCTCGCCTTTCGAGATACCGGACGAAATTACGAGATTCTTGACGCGGTTCAAGACGGTATCTTCAAGCATCGCTTGCCATCTGTGGATGGATCGCATAACCTGCTGGCTCTCGATTCGAGCGGATACACCACCAAATTTCGAGAAATCAGTGACAAACCCGATCGGCAGACCTAGACCGGACGCGATCTCAGCTTGTATGACGGAAACGAGGTTCATAAATCCGCCACTAGGTCGGTTGGTCCCCGGTGCGAACGTGATATCTTCACTCTCACCCAACCGAACGACTTTACCGGCAACGGCTTCCATCGTTCCTGGTGTGGTGGCAGTTGGTTTCGTCGCGAACGCGCCTGCGCCAGTGTTCGAATAGGGGTTGGACGAACGGACAAACCCAGCGTAGCTAGATGCGTACTTAGAAGCGGACTTTTCGAACGCTAGGAGATCTTGGAGATCTTTAACATGGGACAGAACCGAGTGGAAGTACGAGATCCCACGGTAGGAGTCTGCACGGTCTGACTGCATCAGCATGATGAATTGGTCAGCGCTGAAATCCCGATCTTTCTGGTATTGGTTTGTTAGTGAGCGCTTCCAAACCTCATACGACACTGGTCGGCCATTCTCGTCAAGTTTAACGCCGGAAATCGAGTCGGTTCGCGGCATTGAGCCACCTTTGTTTGCGTCACCGATCCGATCCGCTTCGATTATGCTCAACTGAGGAGTATTTTCGTCATCGCTGGATAAGACAAGGCCGCAATCACCATCGCGCAGCATCGCGACAAAAGCTAGTTCCACTAACTTTCGAAACGTAAACCGACCAGTCGCATCGGCGGACTGGTGCGCCCAGCCATGGAAATAATCTTCGTATTTCTGATCAATCTTTGGGTTCCCGGTCCGTGACTGGAACGCCAAGCGCTGAGTAGTGTAGAGGGCGAGTTTATCGAGTATTCCTGAAACGATAGGGCTATTCTCTGCCGCATCACGCGCCTGATACATCAGGTTCTGTCGATCCCGGTCGTTTGCGTAGCTCGATGGGTTCTGGTGCTGCGCGGCAGTCGCAAGCTTCCGGTGGGGGCTGGGCTGCGCTGCGGTGTAATGGAACTCGGTTAAGCGCTGCTTGCTGGCGAGTCTGCGCAGTCCAGCTTGTGGGCTGGCAAACGAGACAACTTTATCTACAAATGTTTGTTTAATTGGTTCCATCAGGTCGGTTCTTAACGGTTAGCAATTCCAGTCGATTTGGCCAGTCACGCCGCCGCCCATGTTGTTGGACGCGGAACGGCGTGAAAGCTCAATCCCCACAGCTTGCAGGCGGTCTTCGAGCATTTTAGCAGAGCGGGTATATGTCTTAGAGCCTACACCCTGCGAATCGAAGAACGATTTTAGCTGTTCGATGATCCGCGCGCGCTCTTCGGCGAGTTCGGTTGCGGTGAGGTGCTGAAAGAATGCGGTATACTTAGTCGCGGACATATATCACGCCCCCTGTCAATCAACCGATTGACTGCGCTGCTTTCTTCTTAGGGGCTGCTTTCTTTTTAGGTGCTGGTGCTGGTGCTGGCTTTTCGGCTTTCAGCCCAACGAGATCTTTCAGATCGTTGGCGTCGTCTACGACCTGCAGGACGATCGGACCAATGAAGACGGCTGCACCATACTCGGTCGGAGTGATGCGGCTGATGTGATCGGTATTGAGTAGCTCTTTTCCGGTGTTCGTGTTTACTTCGATGAATGGCATGGCGGTTGGTTGGTTGGTTGGTTGGTTGGTTGGTTTTGGTTTTGGTTATTTTTCGAGCTTCTTTGCAATCGCTTGCAACTGCTTACTGATGAGAGTCAACTCATCGGAAATTTCGCGGTTACTCGCGGCCATCGGCCCATCAGGCTCCTGGCGCTGTAATCCGAGACCGGCTGCGATCGCTTTAGCAAACAGCGCAGGAGTCCCCGGCCACTGAAGCCAGCGCGCGGCTTCTGGGTTTGAGATAAATTCGCACTCCACTAAGATCGCAGGCATAGCCGTGTACCGAAGCACGGCAAATCCCCGCTCTTTGACGCCCCGATGATTGGACTCAGGCTGTAGGATCGGCAGGCATGACGAATACACAGACTCAGCGAGCTTCGCGCCTGCACGGCTTCCGGGGTTGTGAAATACCTCAAACCCACGAGCGTTGCTGTCGGCGCTGTTTGCATGTATCGAGACGAAAAGATCCGCATCGGCACGGTTGGCGATGTCTGCACGTTGGCGCAGACCAAGAAACGTGTCATCATCACGAGTGAGTCTGATGTTGTCAGGCGCTAATGCTTGTAGCTGCCGGGCGACCTTTAGGACAAAATCTTTCTCACGCATTCCGTTTCCGATTGCGCCGGGATCTTCTCCGCCGTGTCCCGCGTCCACCATAATCTTTAGGTTGCTTACCATTTTCCGATGTCTTCGAGGTTTGGGTGCGTTAGCTGTGGGTGGGATTGTCCGTAGGGCGTAGGCGCGGGCTGGGACTGTGGCTGTGGCTGTGTCGCTGCCGCGCGTTTCGTCTGCTCTTTAGCAACGAAAATTTTCAGCACCTTACGCACTGCCGCGTAAGATCCACCCGAGATTCCGAGTATGCCTAGGGCTAGGTTTACGTCCACATCTAGGTCTATGCCTAGCCAGATCTCACTGGCTAGTTGTGCGATGATCGTGACCGACGCTATTAGCATGGCGAGCCACGTGACCTTATATTCTGATGTCTTATTTCCGTCAGTTTCAGGAGCCATATTATCTATACTGATGTCAACCGAGATAATCGCCGAGCCTTCTCTCGGCGGCGTTTAGCATTTTTTTCGTATTACTTTTCAGATACGGTATCGAGATTAGCTTAATCCCTAAGCTTTTGCAGAGTTCGCGCTTTCTCTGATCGCGGGCGACGATGTCTGAAAACTCGGTCCCCCACGGGTTATCAGAAAAATAATGGTGATCGCCCTGAATCTCAATCCCTATGTCGCGACTTGGTAGGAAAAAATCTAGGCGCTGGCTTGTCGCTCCTGTTTCAAGGTAGTACTCACGGATAAACTCGACGCCGGATTCTATGATAAATCGCTGCAACGCATGCTCTCCACGAGAACCCCGGCACCGTGGGCAACCCTTGCCTTTCAGATGGTCGTTAGGCGTCATAAAGAACTCGCCATGAAATTCTTTCCGGCAGATGACCGAAACTTTCTGATTCGTCCGGTGGTAATTTGTTGCCTCGTACGAATACAGATCACCGTGAGCGAGGTACGCCCGTTCAATAAACTGTTCTTTCGTGAGAGGTTTCCGTGGCATTACAGAGAATCGGTCTCGTGATCGAGTGTGAACAATTCATTCAGCCTCGCCAGTGGCGGCAGAGGGATTGCTTTCTTTCGGTTGAGTGTGGTCATATTTTCCACCACCGTAGCTTACCTTGTACAATAAGTCAAGAGCAATCTTTTGATTCTCACTTGGAATTTCGTGTATACCGGGCAAGTGCGGCTTCCCGTACCTCGCGCAAGACTGCAAGCTGGCCAAGCAGAATATTAAGATAATGAGAGTCAGCCTCACTGTGTTTGATGATGATTCCTTGTAGTTCACGTTCCTGTTTGAGAGTTGTGTGGATCGCGTCATAATCCAGTTTTTTAGCTTTGTGGTCGAAATACGCTTCGACGGCTCCGACGACGCGGCCCAGGATCTCAGATATCGTACTCGCTATCATATTTTCTCGATTCCTTCCTATCTATGGCCGCCCATCGAAATTTTGCGATCATGAAAAACGCGGTGGTTATGCTTGCAAAACC